GTCAGTTTGTAATTTATTTAAAGAACTTACCAAACCAACTGGGACATTCATTACATTCTCGCAGTATTTGGATGACTTGAGTCAAACCGTTGGAAGCCAGCCATCAATAAATGTAACTCCTTCCAAGTTTTACGCGTTGAATGTTGATTATAGTGCATTTACCAATACATCTATAATGCAAAAATTTCAAAATGAGTTTGAAAATTTGATCTCAGTGTCTAAAAAAGAAGACAACTGGAGTGATATAATAAGTACTGGATATTGGAGTAGCAAATATGATTATTTCAAACAGGTCTTTTGGAATCTGTTATATGATATGGGCTGGCTGGATTATTTGATGTATGAAAATACTATAGAATTAACTGGTTCTAGGGAACATGAAAAAACCGGAACTTCATTTTCTGAAATGTTCTGTTACATTCCAAACGCTGCAAAGAAAATGTCGTTTCAAGTTAATGTTACTCCAGTAAGTTCCAGAAATGAAATGGTAGCTGGTGATTATCCAGAGGGTTGGTCAAGTGAGAATTGGCCTAGTACTGCTGTGAGTTATGTAAAACCGTCTGGTGGTAACTACTTGACACCCGGAAACACCATATCTATTGAAGAAGGACAGGACCAAAGCGATGCATTTTTTAACTTTAACACAGTTGTGGTTTTGTACGATGTTAATACTTATGACCCGGAGACAGGACAGTTCAACAATATATATACTGATATTCCGCTTGGCATATACTTCACAGGCATGATAGAAAGCGGAGAGATGACCAATTCTGTTAAAAAGTTTGTGACTGATGATTCTATTTTTGAAAACGGCACTTCTTATGGTCTCAGGATATGTTCTAGATTTGTTTCTTCGTTGACCGACGGAGATATTATATCTTCTGAAATAATAGTAGACGCAAATGAGTATCTGGATTATTCATCTGTCATGAGCGCTATGGCTAAGACACTACAGAAAGTCAATGACTTGATAAGCTCGATCAACCAAGAAAACACACAGTGGAAAGACTTGATGATAAGTCTGAAATCACAGAAGGTCAATGTTCCATACGTGAAAGAGGTTGATGGTGAACCTTGGTGGTTTGTAAATGGAAGCAAAGTTATTAAAGTATATCCTGAAAATAGTGATGGAGGAAATACACCTCAAGCAGAGGCTCAATAAATAACATATATGAATAAAACATGTCTCAAAATAGTACTAACTATAATAATGCTTTTAATATGAGCAGGACTCCGTGTGCACTTAGGAGAATCATCCAGCTGAAAGAAGCTATGGTGTTTCAGCCAATTAAGATAACCAACGCTTCTGCAGAAGACATAACACAATACTGCCAGTACTCTTGGAGTACTGATGGTGTTTGTTGGAGCCCGTGGGTTGAATACTCTCAGTATCTCAAGATATGTAAGTACTTAGACAGTGATTTTTATTTTAGAATTCTTATTTTTGATAGTTTAGGACAGTTGTTGCTGAGCGGCCAGGCTACCGATTGTTACAGCATATCGCTAGATACTACTAATGTTTTTTTGCAGGATTTTTGCAACAACCCCAACCTTTTTCAACCATACAACAATCTCGATTGTGCGCTGTTACTTCAGCAGCAGTTGTCTAATACTGTGATATGTATGTTTGGCGTTCCGGTGTATTATATCAGAGTTCTCCCACAGGAAGAGAGTGTTGACTATACATTCAAAGAGTGGGTTCTTCATAACGCTGTGGATATCAAACAGTTAAAGATGATGATCCCGGACGGCACTATGCCTTCATCTAACCCAAAACTGACAGAATTTGATTTTGATTGGGAAACCGACTGGGAGGTTCATATAGGAAAAGCTAGTTTTGCCAATGCATTTGGAGATACTGCATTTCCGAAGCAAAGAGATTTAGTGTATGTACCTCTTATGAAACGCCTCTGGGAAGTCAACTCAGCATACGATGAAAAAAACGAAGGGCTGCTTTGGAGACCTACGACATGGCATCTTTCATTGGTAAAGTATAATGAAAAGACAAATGTAAACACTGAGGATTTTTCAGATGTTATTGATAATTGGATTGACAATAAATACGAGGATGTTTTTGGAGAATTTGAAGATAATGAACAGGAACGTGAAAGTACCACTCCTCAAGTGACATCTCCAACATTTGCAGCCACCAATCTTTATAATATATTCTCTTCAGATTCCGTGAGAAATGCTATTACTATAGATTCTATTAATATAATTGATAACAATATATGTCATCATAGTAATATAGTATCTTATAATATATATAAACCCAAATCATTTGACGCTACTGTAGAATATCAAAAAGGCATTTGCGGAGACCAAGGAATGTTAACTTTTATAATTAACACAACCC